ACAAAAAGTTGAAATATATAAAGCTTAAAGTACAAAAACATTAGGAAAGTGATTTTAACTTGGTGTTAAATCCTGTTTGCTAAACAGAGAGATGTAGAGATACATTGTGGTTCAAATCCACCTCTTTCCTCATAGTTAAGGAGAGTGAAGCAGAGCAATTGGAAGCTCGACTAGTCTTGAAAACTAGGCATCATTTAATTATGATTGGGGGTCGGGTCCTCCTCTCTCCTCAAATACCCTATTAGCTCAACTGGATAGAGCACTAGTCTTCTAAACTGGGAGTGAGAGTTCAAGTCTTTCATAGGGTACATATGTGTTGGAAGCTAAAGTGGTCGAAGCGCTAGATTGTGGCTCTAGTAATAGTGAGTTCGAGTCTCACCCATCACCCCATTTAATAAATACTGTGGTATATCATAACTGGCAATGAGCTTCACTGTTAATGAAGGATATATAGGTTCGACTCCTATTACCACAGCAATACATGCTGGAATAAGATAACGGTAGTCACACAGATTCCAAACCTGTGGGTGAGGGTTCAAATCCTTCTTCCAGTGCAATATTGTATCTTATTAGTATTATAACTATCTTTACAGGATATGGGTAGATTTACTGATACACATTTATTTCAGCCTGCTGCTAATTACTTTAGAAAGCACGAATGCTATACAAAACTTGTTCCTAAGACACAGCAATGGAAGGATTTCTGGAAAGAGGAAAGAAGACGATGTTTAGAAGGCTATGAAGTAAACGGTGTAAAGATTACAGGCTACCATTATAACTATCTAAACTATTTTAGAATAGACAGAGCTGTAAAAGTAACAGAGGGGGGACGAGAGTATGAAAAGAGAGAGTTTGACTTTCCAAGATTTTATGATAGTGACTATGATTTCTTTTGGCTTTGTGAAATAGCAAGAAAAGGAATTGAACCTGAAGACTATGAAAAACTAAATTTAGATGTAGAAATACATCCCGATGACCTTTCTGGCGGTAAACAAATGTGTGTTCTTAAAGCACGTAGAAAAGGTTATAGCTATAAGGCTGCTTCTATGCTTTGTAGAAACTATTATCATATGAAACGAAGTAAAAACTTTGTATTTGCTTTTGATAAAAAATACCTTGAAGGAGATGGTATATACCAAAAAGCGTTAGATGGTATTGCTTTTATAGATGAAGCTACTCCGTTTATGCAACCTAAGATTATAGACCGTCCTGGACAAATGCTTATAAAGAGTGGCTATAAAGATGTGAAAGACGGTGTACCTATTGATAAAGGATATCAATCTATTATACAAGGTATTTCTTTAAAGGATAATCCCGATGGTGGTATTGGTCGTGCGGGAGAATTAGTATTCTTTGAAGAAATGGGTAAGTTTCCAGGACTAAAGAAAGCATGGAATACCACTCATCATACAGTTAAAGAAGGAAAGAATGCTCTGGGTATGCTAATGGCATGGGGTACAGGGGGCTGCTTAACAGCAGGTAATAAAGTATGGAATAACAAAGGAGAACTAATTAATATTGAAGAACTTAATACTATTGATGGTATTATTGGATATGATGAAAACAATAAAAAAATATCTGAAGAATCTATATCTTATTGGCAAGAACCTAAATATAAAGAATGTGTTAAATTAACTACTAATACAAGAAGAACTATTGAATGTAGTTTAGATCATCCTATTTATACAGTAGATTATACTTCATCTTCAAAAAAGAATAAACATTATTTTAAAGAAGCTTGCGACTTTAATATAGGAGATAAGGTAGCTATTGCAGATAAAGTAGATATTTTTGGTTCTAACAGAATGTGGAATCCTTATTTAGTAGGATTATTAATTGGAGATGGTTCATATGGACATAATCAAACAGTTAGCTTATCTAATGCAGATGAAGAAATATTATCATATGTTAAAGAAAATTTTAGTACTACAATACAATTAGAAAGAGATACCAAAGATAATAGAATTTATACAGAACTTAGTGTTCTTTCTATAAGAGATGAATTAAGAAATTTAGGAATAATAAATCAAACAGGATTAGATAAAACATTACCTGAAAATGTTCATCAATATTGTAAAAAAGATTTATCTGAGTTATTATCTGGGCTTTATGATGCTGATGGATACATAAATATTAGAAAGAATAAAAATAGAAGAACATGGATAGCTGAAATTACTTTATCAAGTATGTCAGAAAATCTTTTAAATGAAGTACGATTTTTACTTCAAAAGTTTGGTATTCATGGTAGAATGAGAGAGAGATTACCAAGAAAAAATAGAAAAAGAAAAATACAAGATGTAAATCCTTGGTATGAATTTACTATTGCTGATAAAAGAAGCCTTATTGAATTTGCAGATAATATAAATCTTAAATGTAAAATTAAAAAAGAACGCCTTGAAAAAATAAAAAGAGAATTTAAAAATATTAACTGTCATAGTAAAGAAAAAGGAATTCGTTTAGAAAAAGTAATATCAATTGAATATACTGGTAATAAAAGAGTTTATAATCTTACAGCAAATAATACAAATACATATCTTGGAAATGGTATAATTACTCATAATACAGAAGGTGCTGACTTTGAAGGAGCTGAGAATCTGTATTATGAACCACAAGAAAATGATATTCTGCGTATTCGTAATAAATGGGATGATGGCGCTCACGATTCATATTGTGGATTTTTTATTCCTATCTATAAAAACTTACCTGGATTTATGGATGAAGATGGTAATTCTATTGAAGAAGAAGCCATTAAATATGAAAAGAAACAACGTAAAATAAGAAAGCAATCTAAAGATTCATCAGGTTATTCTCATTATATTGCTTCTACTCCGTTTATGCCAAGAGAAGCTATTATGAGCTTTGATGTCAACCTGTTTCCTACAATGGAACTTACAGAACAAAAAAACAGAGTTGATGCTGAAAAAAGATGGAGCAATGGAGTTCCTGGATTCTTTTATGAAAGAGAAGGAGAGATTAAATTCAAAATGGATATGTCTCTTAATCCTGTATATAAGTTTCCACATAGCAAGAATGATGATGTAAACGGTTGTCCTGTTATTTATGAAGCTCCATTTAGAGTGGATGGAAAAGTTCCTAAAGATATGTATATTGTATGTCATGACCCCTATGCTCAGGATACCACAGCAGATATAAGTACTGCTTCTCTTGGTGCAGCTTATGTGATAAAAAGAACAAATAAATTTTCACCTACCCTTAATGAATGTATTGTTGCCAGTTACGTTGGGCGACCACACAGCAGAGATGAATATAATCGAAATCTGTTTATGCTTGCCGAATACTATGGAGCTAAAATAGGATTTGAAAATGATCGTGGAGATGTGTATGGATATGCAAAAAGACACCGTAAGCTTCATATGCTTGAAGAACAATTTAGTTTTTTAGGTAAGAAAGAACTTCAGGGGAGAACAAACAGACCATATGGTATGAACATGAATCAAAAGAGAAAAGACGAAGCAGAGATTTATACAAGAGATTGGCTTCTTACACCTCTTTCAAAAGATCATGAAGGTAATGAAACCCTTGTACTTCATACTATTAATGATCCTGCTCTTCTACAAGAACTTATAAAATATCATAAGAAGGGGAACTTTGACAGGGTATCTGCTATTTTTATTGGCATGTATCATATGCAGGAAATATATAATAAGAAGGTCAAAGCTATACAAGAATCTAAACATAATGAATTTTTTATGAGACTATATGGATCATAATAAAAAGATGATTCTTTAATAATTCTTTCTTATATTGTAAACACTTATATAAAAATAGTAAAACATGAGTCATACAAATATTCCAGTCCAGTCTTTACCTATTTATGAAAAGGATGAAGATTGGAGAAAAGATACCGTTGAAGCCTATATACAACAGGCTAACTTTAAATTGGGTGCAAATAGCTACAGGCAATGGCTTCTTAAACTATATGACTACTATAATGGAAAGGTAGATAACAGTGATTATAGTTACGTACTTGAGCCCTACGGAAAGAAAAGAGAAAACTTTCCAGCCACTCTCAAAAACTTTAATATTCTAAAGCCATCTATTGATCTTCTTATTGGAGAAAAAGCAAAACGACCTTTCAACTGGAATATTATTATAAGCTCTCCTGACGTACTCACTATTAAAGAATATGAAAAGAATGAAAAAGTAAAGGAAAATCTATATCAATGGTTTGTTAATAAACTTAATGATAGTGGATTTGATACAGGAATGGAGAGTGAAGAAGTTGAACTTCCTGTTCAAATAGAAGAAATGTTTGAACGTAATTGGAAGGATCAGCGTGCTATTATGGCACAGAAAGCTATCAATTATTTAATACCTTATCTACACTGGTATGAAAAAACTCAAATAGGATGGAAGGATTTTCTGGTTAGCGGTTTTGCTTTTACACACAGATATATAGAAAACAATGAGCCGCAATATGATATTCTGAATCCTCTTGACATAGACTTTGATAAAGATCCAAATACGTTTTTTGTTGAAGATGGAAACTGGGCAGTTATTAGAGAGCTTGTCAGTCGTAATAGTGTTATTGATAAATTTAGAAAATTACTCAGTGATGAAGACGTAGAACGACTTGAGAGTCCACGAAATACAAACAGAGATATTTTCTTTTGGTACAATCAGGATGAACAGATATTTCATGACGAATGGGATACATATACGGAACTTGTTACCGTTTATTGGAAATCTCTAAAGAGGGTTGGATTTAGAACATATATAGATGAGTATGATGAAGTATATGAAGAAGTGGTGGATGAAGACTATGAGTTTAATCCTGAAACAGATATTGATTTAGAGTGGGATTGGATTAATGAAGTGTGGCAGGGATATCGAATAGACGGGGATATTTATTTAGATATACGACCCCTTGATCATCAACGAAGCAGTATTGACAATCCAAGTAAATGTAAACTTCCTGTTAATGGAAGAGCATATAGTGACAGAAACAGTTCTAATATATCTCTCCTTGAACTGGGAATACCTTATCAGCTTTCCTACAATATTTTTTGGTATCGCCTTGAAAATGCTATTGCAAAGAGTAAAGATATTCTTGCTCTTATGGACATTCAGCTTATCCCTGAAGGATGGGACATGGACAAATTTATGTTTATGGTTGAAGCTACAGGTATAGCATGGGTGGATTATCAAAAAGAGGGTGTTCAATTTAATCCACAGCATCAAAGCGTGATGGATCTATCTATAAAAACGATTGAACAATATGTAAATTTACTTCGATTTATTAAAGAAGACTGGGAATATTTATCTGGAATATCTCGTCAACGAATGGGAGAGATGAGTCAATATGAAGGAAAAGCAACCAGTCAACAAGCCATTATTCAGAGTTCTCATATAACAGAAGATTATTTTAGAAAATATTCTGCTCTTGAAGAAAGAGATCTTCAATGTATGATTGACTATAGTCAACTTGCCTGGATTAACGGAAAGAAAGCGGCATATGTAATGCCAGATGGCACAGAAGAATTTCTTAATATAGATCCTGATACATATACCCATGCTGAATTTGGAATATTTGTAAAAGATGCAGCTATTGAAGAAGAGAAATTACAACAACTTAAAGCTCTTGGACAATCAATGGTTCAAAACGGAGTTCCTGTAACAGTTATTTCAGAAATTATAGAATCTGATAACTTTGTAGAAGTAAAGGATAAAATAAAGAAAGCTGAAGCAGCAATGCAGGAACTTGAAGAACGTGCTCAGGAAATGGAACAACAAATGGCTGAAGCTGAGCGAGCTCATGAACAAGAGAAAATGGATCGTGAAGATCTGAATAAAGAGCTTGACAGACAGAACAAGATCGAGATTGAGCTTATACGTAAGGATATTCAAAATGAGATAGATGAGCGTTGGAAAGAAGAACTTGAAAGACGTAAGCAACAACATGAAGAAACCATTGAAACAAGAAAACAATCTGAAGAAGAGCGCTCAAACAGAGCCCAGGAAAGATTAAAAGAAAAAGAAATTGCAGTAAAGAAAACACAAAAACCTGCAACTAAGTAAAGAACTGTTATATAATATTTTTATACAGTATTATAAAATAATTCTTGACATTTAATAATTAAACCTATAAATTTAAAACATGAGTAAACCAGAAGAACAAGAAGAACTAACAGTAGACTTTTTTGATGAAGTCGAAGAAGTAGTTGACGATGATCTTGCTATGGAAGACGAAGAGTCTGAAGAAGAGCAAGAAGAAAGTTCTGAGGAAACTATTGAAGAAGAGACTTCTGAAGAGGCTTCTGAAGAAACTGAGGATGAAACCGAAGAGACTGAAGAAACCGAAGAAGAACTTTCACTAGTAGAAAGTATCCGAAGAAAACTTGGTTATGACTTTGAAGAACTAGGATTTGAATCCGAATTAGACGATACAGAAGACAGTATTCAGCTTCTTGTAGAAAGAGCAAAGGATATTGCAGCAGAAGATGCTATTAATAGCTATTTTGATCAGTATCCCGATGTAAAAGAATTACTAGAGTATCGACAATTAGGAGGAGATCCAGATAAGTTTTTTCAAACAAAATTTCCAGAAGTTGACTATGAAAAGGTTGAATTAAAAGAAGACGATGAACGTCAGCAGGAACATATCATCAGACAAGAATTACGTGAAGTAAGAGGTATGTCTAATGAAGAAATTAATGCTGAAATAGAAGATTATCGTAATGGAGGTATATTAGAAAATAAAGCAAAACGATCTTTATCTGCGCTAAAAGCCAAGCAGCAAAACGATAAAGAACAATTGCTTGAACAGCAACGAGAACAAGATAAACAAAGACAAGAGCAAGTTGTTGAGCATTGGAACAATGTAAAACAAACCATAGAGTCGGCAACGTCATTTAAAGGGTTTAAAGTTCCAAGTAAAGATAAGAATGCATTTTTTGAATACCTGGCAACACCCGTTGAAGATGGTAAATCAAAAGCAATGCTGGCTCATGAAAATGCAGATCTTGAAACAAGACTTGCTGTAGACTATTTACTATTTAAAGGATTTAATCTTTCGGATATAGTGAGCAGAAAAGCAAAAGATGAAAATGCAAAAACGCTCAGAGAAAGAATGAAGTCTGCTAAAGTAAATAAAAAGAAAGAAACAAATACCTCACAAACATTTGAAGAGCTTGGCGAAATTTAACCTTAAAACATAAAATAAAATAATGGCAAACCCAGAACCTAGAATATACGCAAAGAGAACAAAATACAACGATCAGCAAAAGTCTGACGTTGCAAGTATCTCTCAAGCGCTGTTAACACAGCCAGAGAAACTTAGTCCTCTTTTGACGTTTCTTGGTGGTAAGGAAGATCAACGTTTCCCATTATCTATGCTGACTGAAGGTGTAGGTAATGTACGAAGCATTGAACAGCTTGAATATGAGTATGATGTGATGACACGTCTTAGAAAAACTCGACCTCTTGCTGTAACTCCTTCTAATACCTCCGATCTTGGTAAAGGTGGAACCCTATTTAAATTGACATTCCCAGACAAGTGGTTCATTAAAGACTACATTCTTGTTTCTAAAACAGGTGTGCAAGCTCGAATCATGAGTGAACCTACTCCCAACGGAAGTAATTGGGATTATCAAGTTCGTCTTGTGAGTCCTGACCCAAGTGCAACGATGCCAGCATCTGATGTACAAGCAGGAAGTCAATTTGGAAGTTTATTTGCGGCTGTTGGTCTTGATTGGTCAAGAGGAAACGCAAGTAACTGGGAAGCACCTGCAAGAATACGTCATAAGCTGACTACAATTAGAAAATCTTACCAGATGTCTGGTAATGCAAAACATACAGTAATGGAAGTTGGACTACCGACAAAAAGTGGTGGAACAAGCAAGTACTGGATTGATTTTGAAGAATGGCAATACATGCTCCAATGGAAAGAAGAATGTGAAATGTACTACTGGTACGGTGAGCAGTCTTACAATGAAAAAGGAGTAACGAATATGCTTGATGAAAACGGACAACCAGTTATTATTGGTCCAGGTCTTCTTGAGCAAATTCAGAACAAAGAAACGTATTCTGTTCTTACTACAGAAAAAATTAAAAATGTTGTAAGAGATATTTTCTATGGAATGACGGATGGTCAAAACAAACAAGTTACACTGTACACAGGTATTGGTGGAGCTGATGAATTTGATACGGCTATGAAGACTGAAGTAGGAGCTACAAACTATCGTCAGTTTAATGATGGTAAATTTATAAGCGGTTCAGGAAGAAATCTCTCTCTTACTGGATTCTTTACAACATATGAGCATATTGACGGACACGTAGTACGTGTTGTTAAAGTGCCTCTGTTTGATCATGGTGCAGTAGCACAGGCAAGCAGAAAACATCCAAGATCAGGATTGCCTCTTGAAAGTTACAGAATGGTCTTTGTAGATCAAAGTAACTACAATGGAGAGCCAAACCTGCAAATGGTTACACGTAAAAATAGAGAGCTGCTTCGATGGGCAGTAGCAGGATCAACAATTCCGCAAGGATATCCTGGTAATGACCTTCGGGCAACAGACATTGATGGTTGCAGTGTTCACTTCTTGAAAGTAGCTGGTATAGTACTGAAGAGATTTGATACGTCACTTGATATGAGATGTGTAATTGCATAAAATAAATATTATTAAGTGGTGATGGAATATTCACCACTTATTTTTTTAACTAAAACAAAAAACAAAGCAAATGAGTCACGAAGTACATATAAGAAGAAGGGAAACAAAAAGTCACCTTCCAGCTCCAGTAGTCGCTAATGCTAAAAAAATTCTTTCCAGTGTTTACGTTGGACAAGGACCATTAAAAGGATTAGAAAAAGACGAAGAAAAAAAACTCGTATCTGCTCACTTAGGGATGGACCCTGATGAAAAAGATTTTCCCAAGATTTTAAGAGAATTTTGGGCTAACATAAGAGTAGAAGTTCCTACAGATGGAGTCGTATTAAATGTGGGTAAATCAAAAGATGATGAACCATATAATTTATACGACTATATTATTTATCAATGGATTAAAAAACATCCTCATGTAGCTAATGATCGTGAAGAAATGTTGGATAATTCCAGATATCAATTTTATATATATGATCCTGAAGTAGCAACAACTAAGGAAAATGTTAAAGTAAGCTTTAAGAAAAAAGCTTATGAACAATTTATTCTTCTTGGAGACGATGAAGATAAGATAGACAGAATGGTACGTCTTCTTACAGATTCAGATCCAAACAACATGTCATTAAAACAAAAACAAAATCTATTGGATGATGAAATTGAAAATGATCCAGAACGATTTTTTGTTATTATTACTGATAAACATCTTCAGACAAAAGCAGACATTGCTGAAATGGTAACGTATTCAATTATAAGAAAAATTGGAAATCAATATTATTTCATTGATGAAAAGCTTGGAAATGATCTTGATGAAACAGTTAAATATTTTAATGATAAGAAGAATTCAAGCACCATTACTACACTAAAGGCTAAACTGCAAGAAGCTAAAAAAAATAGTTGACATATTTAGAATTACATATAGGTGTTAACCTGGAGACTCAAAAAATTGGGTCAAACATAAACGATGACTTTCTTCCTGAAGAAATAGATTATTTCTTAAATGAAGCTGTAAAGGATTATATCAAAATGCAATACAGCAATATAAAAAATGAGGAAAGAAATGTAGAAAGTCAGTTTGTAAATGAAAATATTCGGACATTAATAAAGACAAATAATTTGGCAAATATAGTTACCGTGTCTTATCTTCCGAATACTATTAAAGGTGATTTGCCAAATGATTACCTTTATTACATTTTTTCAAGAACAAATTCTAACGGTACATGGAAAAATAACAGAAAACTTGAACCAAAAGGGATAAAAGATTATATTGAAACAGAATTTAATAGTCCTCTTTTCAGAGAGTATCCTCTATTAATAGAAGGAGATAGTGTATTGGTTATTGGAAATGCTACTGATCAATTATCCTCCAATGATAATATTAGCTTTACATATGTGAAAACACCCGAAAAAATTGCATTAATTGGAAATGAATCTACAGAATTTACAAGTCTTCCTGAACACACACATCTGGAAATAGTAAATATAGCATCAAATAAAATACTTCAAATTATAGCCCCAAGAGCACAGGAATAATATGAACGCAAGAGAAATGCAGTACGCTTTTGGACAACAAATGAACCAGTTTGGGGAAGCACTTAAACTTAATTCAGACGATATACAATACTGGATTAATAAGGCACAACTGGATCTTGTAAAAAAGAAATACAGAGGGATTACACAAGACAGACGGGGATTTGAACAAAGTCAGCAACGAATAGATGATCTTAGAATACTTCTTAAAAGAGATATTGAATTAGATACATCATATGATGCAAATATAAGCGGAACCAGTGGATTTTTTGTCGATAAAGTAAATTTTCCAGAAGACTATATGTTTTTAATAGCTCATAAAAGTCTTGTAAGATATAGATATCCTGAAATAGAATTTACTGTATCTGACAATAAAAGAACATCAAACAGTTATAAAACAACGGTTGTGTTTAATAGATATAGTCAATCAGATGATATATATAAACTTTTATCTGATCCGTTTAATACAACAAAACCGTCAAGTCCTATATCTGTTATAAATGATAATAATATACAAGTTTTTACAGACAATAAATTTATTGTGGATAAGATAATAATTGATTATCTTAAAACTCCACGCAGAGTAAATATTAAGGATGGTGTTAATTCAGAACTACCTGACCATTTACATGAAGATATTATTCAGAGAGCAGTTGACCTGTTCCTGAGTAACA